GCTAAGGCTAACATGAACAATGTTGCAGTTCCTGATGATGGAAACAGATGTGCAATGTTAAATGAAATTGATGGTGCTAACGTAAGTGATGCAGTATCTGCACTATTTAACGAAGGTATGGTAAAAGACTCAGTTCAGAAAGGTTATATGGGTCCACTTAGTGGGTTTGAGGTATATTCTTCTCAATTAGTTCCTTCTCATACTGTTGGTGATCATGGTGGTACTCCACTTTCAAGTGGTGGTTCAGATCAAACAGGTTCATCAATTCTTACTGATGGTTGGGATACTTCTGTTACTGGTTTACTTAAACAAGGTGATTTAATCACTTTTGCAGGTGTATATGAAATCAATCCAGTTACTTATGCAAGTACAGGTCGTTTACAATCATTTGTTGTAACAGCAGATGTTAATTCAGACTCAAGTGGTCTTGCGACTGTTCCAATTAGTCCTTCAATCAATGATGGTACTTTAACTACTACTGATACAGAAAGTAACTCAGTTTCTTTGGCTGCTTACCAAAATGTTTCAGATCCAATTGCAGATGGTGCAGCAATCGTTGTATTCGGTGACGCTGAAGGTGTTTATCGTCAAAACTTCTTATGGCACAAAAATGCTATTGCTCTTGCTATGGTTGATTTATATCTTCCTGAGTCAGCAACAATTGCAAAACGTGTTTACGATGAAGATAGCGGTCTAAGTCTTTCATTAACGAAAGGTTTCGATATTGCTAACCACAAAGAGACTACACGTCTTGATGCACTATGGGGTGTAAAAGTAATGAACCCTGAATTATTATTCAGAATGATTACTGAAAAAATCGCTTAATATCGGTTTTTAGTCTCACTCATTGCGAGTGGGATTTTAAAGCTTATAAGGAGCAAACGATGAAGAAATGGTTATACAAGAAAGACGAAACTGCTAAGATATTTGAAGATGAAGCAATAAATACTGCACTTGAAAATGGTTGGGTAGACTCTCCTGATAAATGCGGAACTGCTCACCTTGAAACATACAAAGGTAAAACAGCACAAGGTCTTATTCAAAACTATACAGTATCGCAGCTCAGAGATATTTGTAGATCATTGAACCTAAAGGGTTTAACAAAAAGTTCTATGGAAGATTGCGCAGAAGCTATTACGGGAAAAACAGAAGCGAACCTGATAGAACAATTCAAACAACAAGGATAAATCATGTTGATAAAAGTTTTAGTTGATGAAGCACTCAAAGAGTTAGGGGTATTAGCTCCTGAAGAAGAAGGAAGCGCTGCAGAGCATAAAGACGGTCTAAGAGTATTTAACAGACTTGTAGACTCACTAAACTCTCAAGACTTAATGATAACCCACGTTCAGAAAAAAGAATATGAAGCACCTTTTGTAGTTAATCCGTGTGAAACTAATGGAACAAATACAACAATCGCTTGGAAAAATAAAGTAACAATTGGTAAATGTAAAGACTACAACGAAATTGCACCACTTGAGATATTAGAAGCATTTATCAGAGATAGTGGTGGAACAGATCATGTTCTTGCAAACGCAACACTTACAGAAATATCACAAGTTGCTACAAAATCAGTAGTTGCACGTCCATCTAAAATGTATTCACAAAACACTGAAAAAGCTATGGATATTTACTTCACAACAATTCCTGAAGCAGGAGATACGCTTCATGTATATGCAAAAATGCCATTCACAGGCTCAACAGCGCTTGATGATGATTATACAATTGAAAGTGATATTAGTTGGGATTATGGGTATGAAAACCTATTAACTCTAAACTTAGCAGTAACACTTGCACCACGCTATAATGTTCAGATAAGTAATGTATTAGCAATCCTTGCACAAAAATCAATAGATGATATTAAATCTAAAAACTATGTACCATTACAACTAAGCAGAGACGAGAGTTTATCTTTTGTAGGTTATGGAAGCAATAGTTTAATTACTGGTATGAGACAGTTCAGATAATGCAACAGATACCATTTGCAATCGCAACAACAACAGCGAGAAACAAAAAAGCTAATAATGAAACGCTTATTAATTTGTACGCTGAAGTTATGCCTCAGAGCGCAAAGAATAATTCAACACTAATTGGTACACCTGGTAATACTTTATTTGCTACTACAACAACAGGTCCTATTCTAAATACTCATGTATTCAAGAATGAACTATACGCAGTTACAGAAACAAAGCTATACAAAATCAGTAGTGTTGGCGGTATCTCAGAAATTGGCACAGTAGACTTTACTGGAAAAACTTATGTATCTATGGCAAATAATGGTATTGAAATCATTATGGTTGCAGGTGATGGGTATTATTTCAATGGAGTTGCGACAGTTGCAGAAATAACGGACCCTGAATATTTTCAATCAAGCATGGTTACTTTTCAAGACGGATACTTTATATTAGTAAGAGACGATACGCAACAATTCTTTATTAGTGAATTATACAGTGTGAGTTTTATTGGTACTGATTTTGCAAGTGCTGAAGGAAGCCCAGATAATTTAATAGGTTTAATATCGGATCATAGACAACTTTGGTTATTCGGAGAGGTAAGCACAGAAGTATGGTACAACTCAGGTAATGCAGATTTTCCATTCGAGAGAATACAAGGCTCATTCGCTCAAAGAGGGTGTATAAACGGAAGAACAATCTCAGCAATGGATAATACTGTTTATTGGGTTGGTGATGATGGTATGGTGTATCGTGCAAACGGTTATACTCCAACAAGAATTAGTAATCAAGCTGTAGAATACGAAATATCTCAAATAGCAAGTTCTGAACTTGAAGCATTTACATATTATGAAGAAGGTCATTACTTTTACTGTTTATCAACTAATGGGTCAAAAACTTTTGTATATGATGCTAAAACTCAATTATGGCACACCAGACAAAGTGTTGGCACAGACAGATGGATGATACACGGAGTTTCAAATGTATACGACAAGATAATAGGCTTCAGCGATACAGCATTAGCTTATGAGGTTTCTATCGACTACACAACAGAAAATGGCACAGTGATTAACAGAGAGGTTATTACAACACCAATCAGCAAAGGTGTAGATTATTTCACAGTAAGTCAGTTTGAAGTAGATATGGAAACAGGACAATCTTCAATCGGAACAGATGATGAAATCAGCATTGAAATATCAAAAGATGGTGGACAAACATATAGCTTTAAGCGCTCAATATCACTTGGCGCAATTGCTGAATATAAAACAAGAGCAGTATGGCGCAGACTTGGTAGAGCAAGAAATATGTCTATAAGAGTGAAAACACGCTCAAAAGCACCAGTTAGAATAATTGGCGCACAAGCGAGTTTCTAATGGCAGTTTCAGAGCAGTTACCAACGAACATTCAAATCGTTCAAGATAATAAACTGCCAACACCTGCATTTGTATTTTACTTACAGAGCCTTCAAAAAGAAGCAGACAAAGGCGCAACAGATTTAACAGCTATTCAAAAAGAATTAGATGATACACAGACAGGCGCAGGTTTAAATACAGGCGGTAATTATGTTGCGCCAACAGGAACAAACTATTTAGACTCCGCAACATCTTTATTTAATGCAGATTTATATTTGGATGCAGCAATTTCAAGTAGCACTAAAGAGTTAGTTACAACTGTAACCACAAATACAGAATTATCAGCGCAAAATCAAACGATACTTGTAGATGCAACAAGTGCAGATATAGATATAACCCTACCTGATCCTGCATTAACATTTAGTTCAAATAGATCGTTTAGAATTACAATTACAAGAAAAGATACAACATCAAACAAAGTAACAATAATTCCTTTTGATGCAGAATTAATATTAGATGAAGAAAGTCAAGATTTATTAAATAGTGAAGTTATAAATTTAATTACAGATGGTACAAATTGGTACTATTCAGCATAAGGAATTAATATGAGCGAAAGAAGAAGAGTTGATTTAGCAACAAGTGATATAGGACGTGATGCTTATGGTAAGCCAAAAGTAGTTACAGATTTTAGTTTATGGCATGGATTATTCACGTTTTCAATACCGCCTCAGATGTGGATAATAACAGAGGATGAAGTTGAAGCACAAACAAGTACAGAAGTTCTTAGCGAGGATGGTATGGCTAAGATATCATGTACTGCAAACAATGGAGAGATAAGAGCTTTAGTAAGTAAAAGACACCCACGCTATCAGCCAAACAGAGGACAAAACTATGCTTCATCAATGTTTTTACCTGATTTAACAGCATTAGCAATTAGAGATTTTGGATTGTTAGGACATGAGGATGGGGTATTCTTTAGATTAAAATCAGACGGAATTTTATACGCTTGCTTACAGAGAGACGATGTTTTAACCAAAGAAGAAGCAATAACGATAGATTTTACAGTCGATTTAGAGAAAGGCAATCTGTACGATATTCAATATCAGTGGCGAGGTGTAGGAAACTATAAATTTTATATAAGTAATCCTGAAACAGGTCAATCACAATTAGTGCATGAATTTTCAACACTAGGAGAGCTAACAGAAACATCAACTCAAAATGCAGCACTGCCTTTAGGTTTTAGAATAGAGAGTACAGGCGAAGCAGCAGTTATGTATTGTGGTTGTGCTGATGTATCAAGTGAGGGTGGAAATGCAGATATATTACAGTATCAATCAACTACAGGTAACGAAATAACAGTTACAGACGCACCAATTTTAGCAATAAGAAAACCTTCCTTATATAATGGGAAAATAAACACAAGAGATATTATCTTAGGAAGGATAACAATTCATGGTGTTAAAAAAAGTCATGCAAATATTTATGTTACACGTGATGCAACAGCATTGACAATAAGCACTGGAGCATGGGAAGATGTAGGGGATGGAACAGTAGAAGCTTTTAAGCCTGTTAATGCTGCAGACTCTTCACTTGATGCAAACAAAGCAAACATTGTAATCAGAAGATACGTTGGAGCAGGAACAGAAGTAGAAATTGATAATCCGTTACCAAATCAAATCAGTTTCTTTTTAACTCATGGTGATTATTTAGTAATTACAGGGGAAGCAGCAACAGGCGAAATGCAAGCCACTATTGAGTGGGGAGACGAAATATAAAAATTTAGGTATAATATTGCAAAGGTAAAAAATGAAAAGAGCATCGTTAGAAGATATTGGTATTATTACAGATATGCTTTATTCGATGTATCAAGAAGTTAATCCAGACTTAGCAGTAAAAAACAAAGAACCTTATCAGAGTTTAGCAAATAAACATCTCGCAACAGATGATGTTTGGTTAGATGAAGAAAAGAAGGGAATGTTTATAATGAGAGACGAGTCTTTAGATGTGTTAAATATCAAGATTTGGAATGGAGTGTCCGTGTATATAAAGCCTGAATTTAGAAAGACTAATGTTTTAAAAAGATTTTATGATTTTATGTTTGATAATTATGAGGGTACGATAATGGGATATACTGATGTAAATTCAGAGCATAATATGGTATTAAAGAAAAGACACAAACTTCTAGGAAGAGTCTATGAACTCAATAGATAGATATTACTCAACAAGGATAAAATTATGACAGGTGCAATAATCGGAAGTGCTTTAATTGGTGGAGTTGTGGCAAGCAAAGGCGCTAAAACTCAAGCAAGTGCAGCAACATCAGCAGCGCAAACACAAGCAACTGCAGCAACTACAGCAGCAGAAATACAAGCAAAGTCACAAACAGAAAATATTGCTTTCCAAAAATGGTTATTTGCAGAACAAAAAGCACTTCAAGCTCCGTGGCAAGAACGAGGTCTTCAAGCAATGCAACAATATGCTGATGCTCCTGAATTTAGTTTCACAGCAGCAGATATGACCGCAGATCCTTCTTATCAATTCAGACAACAAGAAGCAATTAATGCGCTTGATAAAAGTGCAGCATCAAGAGGTCGTTTATTGAGTGGCGGTCAAGATAGAGCAGTTACAAGATACGCAAGTGATTTAGCTTCACAAGAATATCAAAATGCTTATGGACGTTCTTTCGCAGAATATCAAACAGGGCAAAACGAGCTATTGAATTTAGCAAATATTGGACGTGGTGCAGCAGGTCAGATACAATCAGCAGGAGCGCAACTTGGCACAAGTGTTGGAAATGCTTACACTCAAGGCGGAATAGCACAAGCAGGAATGGTGCAAAACGCAGGTAATGCAATTGCACAAGGACAACTTGGAGCAGGACAAGCAACAGCTTCAGCGTATCAAGGTATCGGACAATCGGTAAATCAAGGTATCGGAAACTATATGCTTTATAATTCTCTACAGCAACAACCAATAAGGACTTAAAATGCCAGTAGCAAATCAATACGGAATAGACGTTGGCAACATCATGTCTACAGCATCAAACATTAAAGGCGCTAGATTAAGTCAAGAAACAGGTGAATATAATTTAAAAAGAAAAAAAGAGTTAGATACACTTGCAGAAGAAAAAAGAAATAATGAGCAACTTGGTAAAATGGCGGTTCAGTTAAGTTCACTTCCAGTTGAAGAACAACAGCCTGCATTTGAAAAAGCAGTATCAATGTTAAGCCCTGAAATACAAGATACAGTAAAAGCAGGAAATTATACAGCACAAGATTTACCTCATATTATAAACGATGCTTTATCTTTCGACCAACTATACACAAAAGTTATTCAAAACCCTGCAGATTTAAGAGCTAAAAAAGAACTTGAAAGCCACAAAAATGAAATGAACATAAAAAAAGAAAACAGAGCGCAGGAAAATAAACTTGAACTTGAAGAAGTTAAGCAAGAAGGTAAGATTGAGATACAAGAGCTAAAAAACAAAGAGCCTAAAAAGGGGAACAAGAAAGAGTTTGAACAGTTGATGGAAAAGCTTAATAGTGGAACACTTACTGAAGCACAAGAGAAAAGATATAAACAAAGACTCGATAAAATATCACAGCCAAGTATGAGTTCATTACTTATTAATACACAAACAGTTAAAAACGAGCAAAGAGATTTTGCGACATCTTTAGGGTTAGAAAGTCCTTACGAGCTATCTACAATTGATGTAAGAACTCTTACAGAGCCACAAAAAGCACAAGCTAATCAAACAGCTTCAATAATCGTTAAAGGTCTTGGAGCAAACGCTAAAATAGCTGAAAAGAAAATGGGCGAATACTCAGCAATGGCTTCACAGATGCAAAACTCATTAGAGTCTTACGCAGAAGTTGGAGAATTTAGAGTAGCAGATGAAATCACTAAAAAATACTTCTCTAACTACTTTGGACTATCAGCAGATGAAATTAAATCGACTGAAGCAGCACAAGCATTTCAATCTATGGCAAATATTAAAATTAAAGCAGATAGTGGTTCAGCAGTATCAGGTCACGAAATGGTTAGAAATGTATTAGAGTCAGCTACAACATTTATGACTAAAACTCGTATCATTAAAGGTATTGAGAATGTTGCTAAAAGACAAATCGGAACACTTGAAGGTCTTAAAAAAGTAATGGGTCCAATCGCATTTAATTTGAAATACGGTTCAGTGCTTAGTAACTATAAAGATATACTTAGCGCTTCAAAAGATGCTAAAAAAACAGGTGGTAAAAAAACACTTGAAGAGTTAAGAGAAGCAAAAGCGCCTGAAAAAGTAGTCGCAGAAAGAAGAAAGCTACAAGATGGTAGAATAGTCATTAAATATACTGATGGAACTTATGGAGCTGAATAGATGGATGAACAAGCAGACTTAGCTAACCTATTTCAAAGCGCACAGCCAATTGAGGCACCTGAATTAACACCACAAGAAGAAGACTTAGGTGCATTATTTGAACAAGCCTCACCAATAACTCAAACAGAACAAGTGCCAACACAAGAGCTTTCAATGCTCGATAGAATACAAGCTAAAATGAAAGAACTTGGTAAAGACATCGGTGAATATACTCCAATAGGCGCAACACTCAAAACACTTGCACCAATAGCAGTTGAAGCTTCAGGTAAAGAACTTGAAGGTGGGAAAATAACTGAAGCTCGTAAGATGAAAGCATTAAGCGAAAACTTAGAGTTTGAATTTGGTGATCTATCAAAAGCATGGGATGCTTCAATAAAAGGCGACAAAGAAGCTGAAAAACAACTCCAAGTAAAAAAAGATAAGATTAACACTACAGTAGTTGAAGCATTAAACGCTCAAGGAATTGAAGCATACTATGATAATGGAAAATTACTTGTTGTAGATATGAAAGACGGTAAAGAAGTTATTAAAGATTTAGATGA